CCAGTTCTTTCAAGCATATCTTTGAGATCTTCACTCATTTTATACTCCCACGAATCAGACCAAGGTGTCCACCATACATCTTTCTTAAATGTACCATCTTGGTTTCTTGCTCTTTTATATCTTTCAAACATTATCTAATTATCCTACCTCTCAACATAGTCTGTGTCTGTATGACATTACCATTAATCTCTTGCAATTTCTCCATAACATCTTTAGCAACACCTATGTCTGTACTAGAGGATTCCTCTAAAGGTTTCTCTAATAATTTAGTTATTGTTGTGTACTCTATTGTTACACTCTTTCCTAACAATAATTCTTTTGCTACTTTTTTATATAATTTTGAGTATGCTACGCCACTATGACCTATAAATCCATCATCACTTAGGTCTAAATCTTGTTGTGTTTCTCCTACAATTAAACAACCTGATGTGTGTTCATCTGTGTTTCCTGCGTGTATAAGTATATAAGTAAAGTTAGGTACATCTTGCAAATGCAACATACCATAGTGGTCTGCACCATATCTTTTCTTGTATTTCTCGTGGAATCCACCAACAGTTCTAAACTTTATGTCGTATGTTCCTTCAGGTATGCAGGTTTCGTGCATAACTTTTACTGCCTGGTATTGATCTTCTAATGTATAACACTCAAATAAACCATTTACAAACAACAAACCATTTGTTGCATCAGTACCAAACTGTGTTCTAACTACTTGTAATTTCATATATTCTCCCGGTTTCTACAATGATAATTGCAACCACAACAAAGATAGTTGCATTTACACATTAAGAACCACCACAGCAACCACTACCACAGCAGTCCATATTACTCTCCTTTTCTAAAACCTATGGTTAATAACCATATGCCTAAAGTAATTATAGTCGCTAAACCTGTAATTTGTTGAGCTGATCCAGTTAGTGTAAGTGTTGCAATAACTAAACCAACTAAAGTCCAACTAAGATTTAGTGTTTCTTTAATTGCTTGTACAAACCAAGACCATAATTTCTTAATCATTAGCTTCTCCTAAATATAAACGCAGCCATACTAGCTATTCTAGTCAAGATTACAGGAACTACGACCTCTTGGGCCTTTTCTTTCTGATCCTGTGTCATATCATTAGATATGTTTGATAGATTTATTTCTGTTATATTGTCAAAATCTACCAATACTTCTATTGGATTTTCTAAGAATGCTTCATACTGTACCTCTGTAACAACATCAGCAAGTGTGTAATCCTCTACATCAGCGTTCTCTACTGCTCTCTCTACATATTCCTCTACTGCTTCAGCAACTACTTCATCTGATTTAATCGCCTCTGCAACGATAGCAACATCTTCAGTTTCAACTTGTAGTACATCAGCAACAACTTTAACTTGCTCCTGTGTAAGATCTTCAACATCTTCTATAGCTTCCTCTACTACTGCCTGGATAACTTCTTGGACTTCTTCTGACACTTCTTCTAAATTTTGTACACCAACATCATTAACTTCTTCAAGAACTTCTATAACTTCCTCTGTTTCTAGTTCCTCTACATACTCCTCAATAACTTCTTCTATTTCTTCCTCTGTTAAATCTTCCTCAACAATCTCTATCTCTATAATTTCCTCAATGACTTCTTCAACTTCAGCAAGTTCTTCAACGATTTCTTCTTCAGAAAGTTCTTCTCTAGGTTTCTCCTCAACATCTTCCTGTATTGGCTCAACCAAAACTTCCTCATCAACTTCTTCATCTTCCACCACAATAACAATGTCATCTTCTATAACCTCATCTTCCTCTATCTCTATTACAATTATATTTTCAGGTATATCTAACTCTATGACTTCTTCTATAATCTCTATAATTTCAATAGTATCTTCTATTTCTTGTATAACATCTACAAATTCTTCTAGTTCTTCCTCTGTCAATCCCTCTAGTATGATTACACTATCTTCTAATTCTTCTAGTATAAGTAGTTCTTCTTCAGCATCTTGTTGTTCTTGGATCAGCCGTTCTTCTTCTGCTGCAATCTCTGCCTCAATGGCAGCTATTTCTTCTTCACTAAGTTCAATAAACTCTTCTTCATCAAGTATAATTTCATCTTCATACTCCAAATTTTGCTCTTCATTTTCTGTTTCAAATAAAACATATTCCTCTTCTTCTATCTCTTGTTCTTCTTCTGCGATAACAACAGTAATAACATCAGGTATGTCAGAGCAATCACCACTTTGATAACCAAACCAATCTCCACTTTCTACTGCTTCAAGGTATTGTTTGTACGAAAGAGGGTTGTCAGGGTGTTCACAACCATCTTGATCCCAAGCAAGATAGGTAGTGATATTATCTTCCACGACATCTTCTGCTTTAGGTAGTGTTGTAGTCGTGGTAGTAGTCGTTGTTGTGGTGCTAGTAGTTGTTGTCGTACTAGATGTCGTTGTAGTAGATACATTATCATACTTGTAGTATACATTATCTATGAGCCACCAATCATTACCTGAAGAAACTCCTGGTACTTGTATTTCATTTATTGTTGTACCTGTTGGTGCAGTTACAGTAACACTTGCAGTTTGGTCAGTTTCATTTTGCGTATCTATTAAATTAATAGTTTGAGTTTCATCATTGTCAAAATATACAGTTGCAGTACCTGTGCTTTCTCTAGCATTGTAAACAAAACCTACTTCTGTAATAGGTTTGCTATCAGAGTTAGGAAAGGCAATAGTTAATGTATCTGCACTAGCACGAATACCTAATTGATGTCTGTCTGTACCAAAATACATAGCACCAAAACAATCTAAATCTTCTACTCCTATAGTTCCTGCACTATCTGTTGGGTGCGTAGAGGCACAGTCAGGGTGTGATGTAGTAGAAGCAGAAACAACTGTATCATTACCACCATAAATAAACTGTATATCTTCGTTTATCTGCTGATCGTTAAATGTTTCTGTAACAGTAACTTCTGTTTCATTAGCGAGTAAGGGTAGTGGTATTAGTAAAAGGACAGACAGTAACAAACGCAACATTACATTAAGTTATTAATAAGCACCACCAATGCAGAGATAGCTACAAGCCACCCACTTAATTCTTGTCTTGAAATTTTTTGATTAACTTTTTCGTGTAGCTGATCTATGCGTTTGTTTATATCCTGTTGTCCTTCCAATATAAGATTCAACATTTCTTTTTGTGTAAAGCCGTTGCCGTTAGGGTAAGTCATCAGAACTCCATTCCTCAAATTCTGTGTCCCAATCATCTATTGTCAGTTGTTGATAATTAACTAAGTTTTTTAGATACGAAGTAAAATCTCTAAAACAATAACCTAACGCAAATATAATAATGAAGTCCATACATACGATTGTATCATAGGATTATTTATTAAGGTTTAGGGTTGTCTGATTTAACCTTTGCTATGTGATCTTTCCAAGTAGTAGTTCCATTAACTTGATCCCAATACTGCATATCTAATTGGTCTTGTATTGATTTGTAAGCAACAGCTCTTGCTCTTGCATAAGCTAAATTATCATACTCTGTTTTTTGTTCAGCTATCTTAGCTTCTATATCTGATTTAGATGGTTGAGTAATGTCATCTGATAGCCACTCAATATTGTCTATATCGCTATTATGAACTGCATATATTGAATTAGGTTCTAATGCCTTTAATGCGTTTGCTATTTCCATACCTGTATGTGCCATATTAAACCTCTGTTGCTCCACTAAATTCTATACCATAACTTAAACAAGTAAACCCTTTACCAATACCCATATTTTCAGCAGAACCTGTATCGCTTTGGTGAAATTGAAATCTATATATACATTGGCTTGTTGTACTTGGTTTATCTATAAAGTTATAACCTGCACCATTGTTAAAGTCTGTTGGTAAACTACTGCTATCTGCTCTACCCCATTGGTTAGCATTATGTATTTCACTATAGCTACCACCACCTACACTTCTAAATATTTTTATTCCCCAATATGGATTAGAACCTCTATCAGCAACTTGAATTGGTAGGTAACCACAAGCAATCATAATTGCAGAGCTTGTTGATGATGGTGTAATAGTAACATCTAAAGGTGTTATGTCTATTGATAGAGCATCTGTTGTTATATCTACTGTTGCTTGTTGTGTAACAACTTGTAAGGCAGCATTAACCATAGTTCCTGCACCATCTTTTAATTTATACCCATCTATAGTTACACCATTACCAGCATCTCTTTCTTCTACTGTATTAACTTTAATAATTGAACTCATAATCTATCCTTTAGGGTACTTGTCTTTTACTGCTTGTCTTGCTGCTTGTAGATCTGTAAGAGTATCGCCACCATCTAGTAATGCGTGTATGCAATCTAATAAACCAGGATATTCTGCTTGTCTATTTCTTTCCCAATCTTTAGCATCATACTCTGCTTGTAATCTAGTTTGTTCTGCTGTTATCTCTGCATTAGTAGGTTCTGTAATATCTTCACTTTGCCAAGTAAGTTCTCCACCTTTTAAAACAAATTGTGCAGTTGGGTGTAAACTTTGTATTGCTTCTAATTTACTTATAGCCATTATCCACCTATCTCAATTAATGTAATCGTATCTATGTTGTTAGAGTAACTTGTACTAAAAGTACCACCACTATCTGTAGTACCTGCTTTACCTTTTGTGCTGTAAGTAATAGAAGAAGTTGTATTAGGACTATCTAAAACGCTTAAATGTGAACCAGTTACATTTTCATTATGTGCAGATGAACCTCTTAACAAATACAACCTGCTTAATATTTCTGTGGTATCTCTTAAAAGTTGTATTGCACCATTTATATCGTTGTAATTAGTTCTGTTAATTCTTACATTTGTACTTACTAACACTAATATTTTACTGCTAGTTGAGCTAGGTGTAATTGAGGCAGACAAACCTGTTGCTTGATAAGAAGTATTTGCAATATCAGTTTGTGTGTTGTCTGTTCCTGTTACTACTTGTAAAACAGAACCACTTTGTAAATTTAATGTTCCTGTTTCATTAGGAATAGTAATTGTCTTGTCTGAACCTAACGAACCTGCGTTAGTTAATATGGTATAGTTACCACTTCCATCATCTATTTTTATACTACCTGGCATATCTATCCTTTAGGGTTGTCATCTTTTACTTTCTTTACTGCTTTGTACCACTCACCAGTTACATCTAGTTTACCAGCAGTCATATCGTGATAAAGTTTATCTAATTGGTCAGTTATACTATCGTAAGCATCTTGTCTGTTTCTTATAACTGTAAGTTCTGCAATCTTTGCATTGACTTCTTCTTCTGTTGGCATAACAGCAGTTTCATCATTTAGCTTTAAGTTAGAATATACTTCTCCATCAGCAATATCTTTCCAACCATACCATTGATGTTTATCTTTATTAAAATGAGTTAATGCTTTTTGTAAATCCGAAATCATTATGTATCTCCCAATCTAATAAATTTAAAGTGTGTGCTATAACCTTCAGCAGTACCACCAAAAATATCACTACCACTAGCTAAACTGCTAGTTGCAAACATTACTTTAACTTGTGAAGTATCAGTACAGTCTATAATCTGTGATGCTTCAAAAAGATAATAATGAGCACCAGTATTGCTTCTGTTTCCTATTGCAGCAGCACCAACTCTTGAAAATGAAGAACCATCAGTACAAGCCTTTATAGAAATTTCTGCTGATGGGTCATTTACCACTTCTCCATTAAAATGTACTATAACAAGCCATAAGCCTGTGCTAGGAAATGTAAAGACACCAGAGCTTTCTGTCATACCTGTACCTTTATAACCTACTGCATCTCCTACCATCCTTTGTAAATTAGAAGTTATATCTCCATCTGAACTTATAGTTGCTGTAAGTTGCCAGGCATCTACTTCTGTAAGACCAGATGGAACATTACCATCTTTTAGTACAACACCATCTACAGTTACACCATTTGCACTTGTATATTCATTGATTGTGTTTACATTTAACGAACTCATAATATCACCATTGTACCAGCATTTGTTACTATACCTGTTATTGTAATAGGTCCTGCGAGAACTGTACCCTCTGTTGCAGCTATTGTGTAAGTAGCAGATTGTGTTTGATTGTGTCTAAAAATACCACCTGCTGCTGTTAATGCAACACCACCTTGATTCCAGTCAGCCATATCTGTATTGTCTAACTCGTAATGAATACCAGAAGCAACACCATCTGCAAGTGTAAAGTCTGAATCGCCATCTATAAGTGCAGTTGCTGAACCACCTATAGCAGTTCCATTAACACTAAATTCTTTTCCTGATGCCAGATCAATACCACCATCATCAATAGTTGCTATTGTTGTTTCATCTACATTAAATACCATTTTGCCGTGATCAGCAGTTCCTGATGCAGTAGCAGTTGTAAAGTTTATCTGTTCAGCAGTTTTGTTTGATCCACCATTTAATACTTCTATAGTTAATGATTCAGCAGCACTTGTTCCCATTTTTAGAGATACATCTGCATTGTTTGCATCTTCGTAAATTGTTAAATCGCCACCAGTTAAAGCTGTAATGTTTTGTGATGTATCTACACCAATAACAGAGCTAGAAGCAGTAAGTCCTGTTCCTGCAAGAAGTGTTGCTAAATCTGCTACGGCTTCTTTCTTAGCAGTACCTGTTGCACCACCATCTAAAAATAATATGTAATCGCCATCTGCTATAGCTGCTTCTGCTGCTTCAGATAAATCTACATTAAATGTTGTGCCAGATAAATCTAATAATGTACCTGCTGAATATGTGTTTGTAGAATCAGCAGCCCACTCTACAACACCACCTGATGATACTTTTAATACTTCACCAGCAGAACCTATAGCTAATTTAGCTAATGTGTTTGAGCCAGAAGCATAAATTACATCACCAGTTGTATAGCTTGTAAGACCTGTACCACCATCAGTTTCATCAAGTGTACCTGTTATAGAACTTGCACCTAAATCTACTGCTAGTTCTGTAGATTCTATTACAACACCACCATTAGATTTAAGGTCAGTTGTAAAAGTTACTGTTCCTGATGATTCAGAAACATCAAGTCCATCTCCTGCACTAAATGTTGCTGTGCCACCAAGTGATATAGCAGTAGAACTAGAACCATCAGTAACTGTTATAGATGAGTTTGCTAGTTTTGCATTTGCAATAGATCCAGCTAATTCATCATTACTAACACCACTATCTTTTATAGTTACAGCACCAGATGATACTGCGAAGTTATCAGAAGAAAAACTAGCTACACCTTTATTTGATGTTGTTGCATCTTCACCAGAAAATGTAACTGTTCCAGATGATTCTCCTACATCTATACCTTCTCCTGCTGCAAAAGTTGCAGTTCCACCTAAAGCTATTGCTGTTGATGATGAGCCATCTGTAACTGTAATACTAGAGTTAGCTAACTTAGCGTTAGCTATTGACCCTGCAAGTTCATCATTACTTACACCACTATCTTTGATTGTTACTGCTCCTGAAGAAACAGCAAAGTTATCTGATGAAAAACTAGCAATACCTTTGTTAGAAGTAGTTGCATCTTCTCCTGCAATAGTTACTGTTGTTGATGTGGCAGAAGTGTCAATACCTTCTCCACCAGCTATCGTTAATGCTTCAGAATCTAAATCTATATCTATATCTCCACTATCTGTTTGAACATCTAAGTCTTGTGCTGTTACCTGGCTATCTACATAAGCCTTAACTGATTGTTGTGTTACACCTTTGGTAGCAGAGTTAGAAGCCATATTATCTTCATCTAAAAATAATGTTGTATTGACTGCTGTACCAGCTTCGTTAATAACTGTATCTACTCTGTCGTTTAAATCTTCTATGTGTTGTTGTACAGGCGACATACGAACTACAGATCCTGAAGCGTGTGATAAACCTGAAGTAGCTGCTGATCCTGTTAAATATCTTTTGTTTATATTGTCTAATGTAAGTGTTTTAGTACCTGCATTTATAGATGTAACTAATACAACCTCTCTATTTGTTGCACTATCTGGGTTTAATATTAAATAACAAGGAGCAGCAAGTGTATTAGAAGCTGAATCTGTTACAGAGTTTACTGTAAAAGTTAAATCAGATGCACCAATAGTACCTGTTAAAGTTGTTTCAAACGCATTTAATAAGTTAGTTTCTTGTGCTGTCATTCTATCCTAATCTACCTACTCCTAATAGTTCTATTCCTAATCCTACTCCAGATGTTGAAGTTTGTATTACTTTACTACCTCTAAATCTTACTAAACAATACATTGTTACAGACCCTCTAGGACTAATTTCTTCTATAGGACTACTAACATTTTCTATTATACCTCGTAATAATGTATCTGGTCTAAATATCTCTAATTGCACATTCTTACCTTCTTTGTTACGAAGTGCCTGGTACACTAAATCTCCTTGACCTTGTATTCGTATAGCTTTTCTAAATGGTCTTTCTATTTGATCAGATATATTTATAGGCATATCTACTACCAAGTCATTAACAAGTTGGAAACCTCTAATAGCAAATGACAACATTTCAGGTGTCTGTGTAACATCATCTGTATTTATTTCTATCTTACCTGCAATCCATCTACCATCTACAAGTGTCATAACTTCTTCTTCTCCACCTGTACCAGAAAATATAGATACTTGTTCTGCCCAAGTTGCAGAATCAGGACTATTTATATCTGCTGCAATAGTTGAACTAAATAATTTTACTGATCCTGATACAACTGCATTTGTATTTAATTTTGCACCGACCCATTGTTTTTTCTCTGATGTAAAAAAATCTGCAAGAGGTGTAATAATGTAACCAGTAGATACATAGTTTGTGCTTTCTCTGTACGAACCACCACCAGATACAGTTGCAAATATTCTGTCAGAAAATACTGCTATGCCTTCTACTATGCCACTTTCTGCAAACTCTAAATCTCTAGCTATACCACCTGTTGGTAAATAATATCGCCACAGATTTGTCTTACTTGCACTATCTACTATGCCTGTATAAATACTATCTCTAGTAGATATAATTTTGTAAGGTGCTTGATTAAGTGTTGTTGTTCCATCACCCCATTGTTTTATCAACTGTGCATTTACAAGTACATACAAACTATTAGCATTTGTTATCTCTGCTCTATACAATCTGCCAATTTTACCACTAGCAGTATTTTGGTATGTGCCGTAAAATATAAAACCTTGTGCTGCATCTATCGCATTAGGTACTTCACCTTCTACAAATGTCTGACCTTTTAATGCAAGTGTTGCTGATTCATCTGCAAAAGAATATATATATCCATCATCTGCTGTTGCTAATACAACTGCACCTGCATCACAAACATCTGTCCAACTTCTACCATTTCTTAATGTATGAATAGTTGTATCAGCACCTGCTGATGAAGAAGATGGCTCTATTTCATAAAGAACACCAGATGTGTCTGATGCTATTAACCTACCTTTAGCAGACCACAACCTACTGTAAGTATTGTCAGAGTTGTAACTACCATAAGTATTAGTTCCAGTTCTCTGATATATAACACCATTAGCAACAATATATAATTGATTACCCATTACAGCCATACCAGTAATAGGATTACCAGAACTAGGTTTACCTTGACCAGAAGATCCATCTTGTGTTGGTGTGCCTGTAAGAGGTGTTGTAATTTTCATAAGTGTATCACCATCTGCGTAAAATATTGTTCCATCTAGTTCCTGCATATATAAGTTTGTATTAGAAGAAGTTAATGTTTCATCTGTGCTGTGCAGTAATGACACTTTGTATTCTTGTCCTACTTGCTTACCACTAAATACATCTATACCTTTGCTATCCCAATATCTTTGAAAATCATTTTCTCCTGCATTTCTTTTATGTGCTTTATCTAAACCAGATCCACCTGCAAAGTCTGTTCTAGAAAATATCTGACCAAACTCCTGTTGGAAATCTTCTGGTGTTTCTGATGTCTGTATTGCTTGTGCCTGTAGTGGAGCAGTATTTATATTCATCTGCCTACCAGGGCCTACAGCAAATCTTAAAAATAAGTCATCTAAGTTAGCTTCAAAACCTTGTGATTCAGGTGCAGATGTATTGCTAGGTGAAGGTAATACTGCCATTATGCACTATAGTTTATGTTCATTATTGATACAGGAGCAGGATATAAAGAACGCAAGTTCCCTCTTGCTTCATCTATTAACAATGACCTAAGTCTAAGTAGTGCATTTCTAAGTCTTTCTCCTGATCCTACTGGATAACTTTCAGCAGCTAGTTTCTCTGTAATAAATTCTTGTGTTGAGGCATCTATATCTGTAGCACCTACAATGTCAGCTACAGCACCTACCATTACGATCTGCTCATACTCATCTGATATAAGACAATCAGTAGCTAAATCTACAGTTTCTGATGTTGGTCTTACAAACTTTCTTTTTATAACTAAATGTACAGTCTTGCCAGTAGATGTATTGTAAAACTGTACAGCAGTATTTGTAGTTGATGGTGGAAAATCTCTAAGAAGTTCTATACCAGCAGAAGTGTACTTATCACCTGTTGCGTTTTGTACATATGAAGTAAGTATCTCTACTGTACTAGCAGGTACTTCTTGGTATGTACTGTTAGATGTAACATTTGTAGTTGTTACATTATAAAGACTTGGATATAACCTAACTATGTTATCTGCTACTGCATCAAATACAGATTTACGAGGAAATGTTGGATTAACAAATATATTGGCTTCATCAGCGTGTGTTGCAGCAGTTGTTCCTTGATAACCTCTAGCAACTGTTAATGTTCTAGTAGATGTGTTAGCTGCTGTAACTAACATAATCTCTTGGTCTATCTCTATCAATGCACCAGATCCAAGTAAATTTTCTTCTTCAGATGAAAATAATCCTGTTTCATACACAACTGATGTACTTGTTGTACTACTAATTGCTCCATCTAAACGAGAAAACGCAGATAAATCATCTGGTTTGTTTAAAAAATCTCTGTATATTCTATCTACGAGTGTGCTTACTGCTGCCATATATCTCCATATTACTAGAGGGAGAAGTATTTATCTCCCTCTAATAAATATACTATCTTACTTCGTATTAGGAAGTAGATAGAGATGTAATTTTGCCGTGGAATTGCTCTGGACCATATTCTAATCCGACCTCTCCATAGATTTGGAACTTATAAGCTGAACCAGTTTGTGCAAGTGGTTCTGCGAAGAAGTGTCCTTTTCCAGGAATGTCTAAGAATACAGGCTTACAATATGCAAGGTCAACGCAAATTAAATCTTCAGCTGGTAAGTGTCTGCTATAGACAATACCTACTTCACCAAAGTCAGTTTCTATAGTGTTGATATTAACACCACCATAGTTTCTATCTCTTGGTGCAAGTGATAAAGCACTTGAATAAATTGAAGATAGTTTTTGCTTTTGGAAGGCATTAGCAAAAATTACAGGTTGCTCAAAAGGAGCTCCTGAATCTGCCATAGCTTTCATTAAAGCATTTACTTTTGCTTGATCAAGAGCTGCGTTACCACCTGCTACTTCGTTAGTTGAAATAGCTGTAAGCATACCTCTTGTTTTTCTTGCTGTTCCTACATTTGTGTCGGCAACATATGATCCTCTTAGGAAAGAGTATTCTATATCTCTGGCTGCTCTTTTCATAGCCATATCTAAT